AGATACTTCAAGTGGCACTTTATCGGATGGCATGTATAAAGTTGGAACTGATATTCAAGCAGGAGAATACAAGGCAAACGCTTCAAATGATGAAGACGCATATGTAGAAGTTACATCAAATAGTAGACATAATTCCGATGGAATAGTATCTAATGATGTTTTTAAAGGTGAAAAATATGTTACGGTAGAAAATGGCCAATATATCAAATTGCAAAAAGCTACACTTACATTAAAATAGTAAAAGGCATAGAGCAAAATCTATGCCTTTTACTATTACTTAAATTTTCTGCCGTAGTTAAATCCACTAATGTAATACTTTCTTGCTACTATAGCATTTACATTTGTCATACTATCGTCATACTTTCTAAGTAGTTCTAATTGTTTAGATGTAAGGGTACTAGCTATTTGTTTCATAGCTTGTTTACGTTCAATTTCTGCTTTTTTATATTCCTTATCTGTATTTAATTTGTCCTGTACATTACTTGAAAAATCTATATAACACTTGTCTACTATTTTCATCTTAATTCCTCCCTAATTCCATAACTTGTTGTTGAGTTTCAATTAAAGGCAATACATTCTTACTTTTAAGTAAATTATATAAGAATAGTCTGCCTGCTTGTGTCCACTTAGTATTCATTTTAACATCTTCTCTACCATCCTTATGTGTTATATCTACTGTATCTGAATGTACATATCCCTTACCATCATATTTGGAATATAAAAGCCATTGTCCACTCTTTTTATATTGCACTTTAAGGTTGTGGAGCAGTTTGTTCATTTCAACACCGCTCATGCCATAATCTTTACTAATTTGACTTATGCTTACAAGTCCCGGGTTCTTTAATATTCTTTCCGTATAATCTGCTTTAGGCTTCATAACCTTTATATTATCTTTTAATCTGTTATTTTCGTCTACTTCATCTGCAAGTTGTCTTAATGCTTCTGAAAAGTTTTTAGGGAGTTTATATTTAATTTTATTTTCCTTAACCATAAAATAAGTTCTTTCTAAGTTATCAAATTGTTTCCATGCCATATCAGTATCTAAAATTTTACAGTGTCTATCAGCTCCACGTTCTGTCCATAGATATAATGTGCTAGTGAATTTACTTACTATAGGTGTCTGAATATTATTCAGATGGCTTTTAAATGCTTTAAGTTCGTCACCTTGCAGTAAATAATAATGCTTTCCTTTCTCAAATCTATCTTTATGATTTTTAAAATTGGCTTGAACATTATTTATATCTGTTTCATAAATTTCTGCAAGTTGTTCTGTAGTTAATATCCTTTCGTTATTATAAGTTACTGGTACTAATTTTTTACTCATTTGTTATCACTCCTTGATTTTATATTAGGAGTATGATATATTAATATTGTTGAGGTATTAATATGTCATGCTCCTTGTAGAGTAATCTAAAGGGGCTTTTATTATTTTTCACTACTTCTTTTTCTGTTATTTTTTATCCACTCTATCACCTCATCTTTATCAAACAAAATTTTTCCTAAGTCATACCAAGGAAGCCCATCTTTCCTTAATCTGTCTATAGTTCTTTCACTAACGTGTAATTGTTCTGCTAATTCTTTCCTTGAGAGTAAATCCATTTCTAAAACCTCCAAAATTACCCTACAACTATATTATAGGACATATTTTATTAAAAGTCAATACTTTTGTGTATTAAACATGACTAAAGTAGACATTTTTATTTTATGGTTTTATTATAATTCTACTAAAGAGTAATGTCAACATTTACAGAGTAAAAAATATTGAAAATCACCATAATATACCGAGTAAAAACCTTCCCTTATTTACTGGTGTTGACACAATGTCAACAAATAAAATTATTTAAGGGTATGAAAAAATGAGCTGACATAAAATATCGGCTCATTATCTATATGCTAAAATATTCCACATTGCTGTAATTTCGTTATAGGCAAGTGACTATTTGTCACCTGCCTTTTTATATTCCATATGTTAAAATTTATCTATTATTCTTGTTTGTGCATTAGCACCACGTATCATAAGTGACAAATCTTCATTAGGTTCCCATTTGTTTATAAAATCATATCCCTTGTCTATATCCTTAACCGCAGTATTTTTATAGCTATTTACTTTTAAGTATTCTTTGTAGTCATTCCAAAACCTGCTAAATGCTTTATTATGTAACATTTTATACGCCGGTGCTTCTTTACCACCTAAAGCTTGAACAACTCTAGTCCTGCCATATCTGTTTAATTCCTCCTGCTGTGCATAATCTATTGTCATATTATTTTCAAGTTCTCCTAGCCTATTATCATGTTCTTTACTCTTTTTCATCAATATTCCAACTTGTTTGTTTACAAGCCCAACTTGCTGATTTATAAGTTCAAGTGAATCGTTGCCTTGCCCAAATAGTTTCCCGCTCTGAAAGTCTTCATCTAAAGTAACTAAAAAGGTCTTATATTTTCCAGCTTTTTCACTATGACACTCTAAGGCTAATCTTTTACTTAGCCAATTTGACATGTAAATTGTATTTCTATCATCTGTATTTTCTATTTCATCCAGAGTAGAGCTTATTTCTTCTATATATCTTTCATCTATGCTCACGTTTGCGTCACGTAATTTCTCTAATTTATCAAATACACTGCCTTTTCCTTTCCATCTAACAACTTCGTTGCGACTTTTCGCAACGGTGGTTAGTCCACAGACTCTGGCTGTACATGCTAAATTTATGAGAGTTATTCCTTTATCTGTTGTTACTTTAATTTCTTGGCCTTCAAATATTTTTGTTATTGAATTTTCCATGTACGTTCCTCCCTATATAGTGGCTTTAACTTCTTTTAATTCTGCTATAAGAGTATCTATATCACTTGGTTTAAGTTCTTGTTCTCTTATAATATTCCAATCAATTTTTACCACTCCTGCTGTGGTAAGGTCATACTTGCCAAATGTTCCTCCTAATACTAATGGTTTTAAGCTCATATGCAATTCCTCCTTATTTTCTTTTTTAATTTGTATAGGTTCTTTTAAATTTTCTATAGGCTTTTGAGGTTCTTTTTCAATAGGCTTTGTCTTAGCTACTGTTCCTCCTGTAGATATTTTATTTTCTGGCTCTGGTAGTGTAGAGACCCATTCATGCCTTAAATTATGTACAAGAGATGTTTCAAGTTTTAATTCCTTGGATATTTCACTTTCGCTTTTGCCAGTAGTAAACCCAGTAAAAACTTTTCCTCTTATAACTATAAAATCATGTTTATATGTAGCAACCGTTAGCTTCGTAAGCCCTACAGCCTTTTCTATAGCAGGATTCTTGAAATGTTGAGAAAACATCTTAAAAGCTCTTTCTTTCTTACTAGGTACATTATTTTCTCTAAGGTAGTAACTTCTATATGTAGTAGCTGTACTCTTAGTTATGTGTAGTTTGTCTATTACTTCTTTAGTTGTAAGTCCTTGCTTGAATAGTTTTATAGCATCTTCTTTTTTACTCAATGTATCACTTCCTAAATATTTTCTTAATCTTATGTATGCTTTATTTTCTAATCTTGAAACTTGTACCTGTCCTATGCCTAAAATCGTAGCTGTCTGTACCTGTGTATAATCCTGTATTCTTAAATCAATAACTTTTCTTTGCATAGGTGGCAATTTCTCTAGTGCATTTTTCAAGTCTACATTTTGGATCGTGTCTTCTTCTAAATTGGATTTATCGCAGACCTTTTCTCCTAATGTGACAGGCGTTCCTTCTTTGTGTGGACTATGTATAATTCTATCTAGTGAATCTAATGTTGTAGTGTGGTGCATATCTTCTACAGCTTTTATTTCTTTTTCTGTTATATTTAAGTATTTGGATAATTCTTGTGCAGTGGGTTCTCTGTTTAATTTATTAGAAAGTTCAGATTTACCATAATGAATTTTATAGAATAAAGTTTTCAAACTCCTTGGCACTCTTATCGTTCCATTGTCACGTAGAAACCTTTTTATTTCCCCTGTGATCATAGGATAAGCATAAGTTGAAAATTTCACATTGTAGTTAAAATTAAATTGCTTTACTGCCTTTGTAAGTCCCAAACATCCTATTTGAAATATATCTTCGTATTCATAACCTCTATTTAAAAACTTCTTACTTATAGATAGCACAAGTGGAAAATTTAGTTCAGCAAATTTATTTAGGCTTTCTTTGCTCCCGTCTTTTAATAGTTCCAAGTTTTTATTATAGTTTCCCATCCCATCGCCTCGCTCTGTATATATGAATATTATACATCTATATCGAGCGTTATTCAATAAAAAAAGGGCTATTATAAGCCCAGTTTTGTACCTTCTTCAAACCATTTTTTATTTTCTTTCGTATGTATACTCGTTATAACCTCGTCATATTTCATAAGAAGTTTTAAATCTTCAATCGGTATAACTTTCTTCAATAGATAAAATATAATATCTGCTTGTACCCTCTCTTTTTGATACTCCTCGTCTTCTTTTAACTCTTTACATATTACATTGTCTTCTAATAATTTATTATATTTTTCCATTTTTTATCACCCCTTAAATCAATTATAACGCTAAAAATATTACTAGCCTGCATATTTACGACATTATCCTGCATTACCATCATTTTAATATTGCATTTTATGATTGTATTCGACATAATAAAAATGCATATTTTAAAATAGGTGGTATTATGAAATTATTAAGGAAAAAACGAGGTTTAACGCAAGAACAATTAGGAAATGCAATAGATGCTAGTCAAAGCTATATAAGTAGAATAGAAAACGGTTACATTAAAACCCTTACCGTATATAAAATGGAAAAATTATCAAAAGTATTTAATATTAAACCGTGGGAACTTCTAAAAATATTGGAAAAAAATAGAGCTAATTACTAGCCCTACTTTTTATTTTTTAATTTTTCCTGTTCTTCTAATAATATTTCATTGGCTTCTAATAATGTGTAGTAATCATCAGACGTTAGCTGTTTCATTTCCGTTAGCGTCAGGTTGCGGAGTGCCCTCTCCCACATTACCAGATTCCTCAGTGCTCTTTTTCTGTAATAGTTCTTGTCTTTTGAGCTTGTAGATTCTGGGGTTATTTATGAATTCTTGTACCTCATTTGCAAGGTTTCCTATAGCTTCAAAAGCATTTTCAGAGCCTTCTATTTGTTCTATTAAATTTTTAGGGGACATTATGACAACATCCATGCAGTCCTTAATAAAGCCACCGCTTTTTCTTATTTTTCCATTTGAAGATATGTTTTCTGCAAATATATCTGCGGTTTTAAAAGGTGAAGCCTCCTGTAACAATACTTGTACAGTCTTTGTTTCTTCTTCTCCTTTTTCATTAAGTACTTTTAATTCTAAATCTACAGTTGTATTAATCATTTATTTCACCATCCTTAATTGTAATTCATAACTAGATTTAATACGCCTACAGTCCATTCTTCCCCTTGTATATCTGCTCCTCTAGTCCATGGAGCCGGTTTCTGTATTACACATTCTGCTCCCTTTACTTCTGACTTTCCAAGATCATTTCCATCCAAAATATCTAGTGCAAAAGTTTCACTACTATTATATAATTTTGTTAATGTTTTATTAAAATCGCTCGTATTCATAATTTTAAATTTTACAGTTCCAGACTTATCGTTGTTTTTGGCAAAAGCCGCATCATCCATGCCCTTCGCCCCAATGTGAGGTGTATACGCATCGTTTTTATACTCTGCATTTATAGTTGAATTGTTAGCAAAGCCTGTTCCTATGGTCTGTGTTCCGTCACTTTCTGTTATAGTTAAAATTACTTTATCAAAATCAAATACTTTCACTTTTACCACCTCCTAAAGTTGTACAGCTACAGCACCATTTACAGTTACTTCTTTTACGCCGAAAGAATATACATATTTAAAAGTTATGCCTGTAATCTTACCGGCTTGTATGTCTTCAGCAGGCAAATTGTCAGCACTTTTGTAAGTAATAGTATACAGTCCTTTCTTGTTTGTGCCTTTCTTTATAATGTTATTTGAAGTTGCATCGTCTAAAGCTGTTCCAACTGCTGTTACTATACTTGCTATTCCCGTATCATCTGCACCTAACTTATCAGTAGCCATTAAAAGCTTGGCAATTTCTTGTTCAGTCCTGTATTTAATCCAGTCTTGGCTTTCTATAAAATCAATAGCCTTGCCGTTTGCTGCTACGCCATCATCTAGTTGATCTGTACCTAGATTAATATTTCTAAACTTATTTACATAAGCGTTCATATGTTTAGCTCTGATAGGTGCTAAATCTGTTGGAGTAAGAGCATCTGCAGTAACCATTTTTAAATTTTTGAATTTATATATGTATGAACCTGGAACCCTACTTGCTGCGTATCCTACTGCTGCTGCATCCAATCTGTCTGCATTTGATTTATAAAATAGATTTGTTTTAGCCTTTGTGGAAAAATCTGTAGTAAAAGTTGTATTGCCAAACTCTGTGTAAAAGGATTTCCCATTAGTTTCCGCCCAATCACTTACTGGACTAATTAAGGCTTCTGTTTTGTCGTCTAAGAGTAGCCTGTACCAATCTCCATAGCTTGCAATCAATGTATTTAATGCTGTTACTATGTCTACTGCTTTTTGTGTGCTTGCAGATAAATCTGTTCCAAATACAGCTACTTTTGTTGGCCTTGGATTTTGCCCTGCTATAGTATTTATTATTTTATATACCTCTGTACTTGCTGCAAAGTCTGGTGTAACTGCTGTTAAATCATCGCTTATATCATATTCTTTATATGCCAACGCCTTGGTTGTACATAAAACAAGTGTAAGTCCAAAACCTTCGCCACTTACTACATTTGTTTCGTCGCTTATATTGATATTTATATCGCTCAAGTCTATTACCTCCTCTTATGGTTTTAATGTTTCGTTATTTATCTCTACACTAGTTACTGGTGTAATTTCTGTAGAAACGCTGTCGAATACCCTTATGGTCACGTCAAATCCCCAACAATATTGGTAATCTGTTTCCAAAAAAGTTGTTCTATCGCCTATATCTCCTACCTTTATTACAACTATACCGCAATTTCTAAAATATTGCTTATTTGTAATTTTTATACATTCAATAGTATCTTTTAAGACTTGTAAACATTGAGTAATGTTGTCTGAATAAGCTTGAAAGGAAAAGATCATTTTAGGTTGTTCTGTTACATTTATAGTTGTGCCGGATTTTATTTTTGTTCCACTTACCATGTCCATGTCTTGTTTGTAAGGTGTAAGACAATCTATAGTTACATAAGGATATGAAGGTAAATTACCTTTCAGATTAGCTTTTAAATATGTATAATTAGGGTATTGCGTGTTTAACCCTTTAATAAAGGTCTGCCAAATACTATTTATATCTACCATATTAACCACTCACCTTATCTAATTTCTTAACATAGTACCGTCTTAAATTGCTTGAAATTCCATAATCTTTAATTGTGTAGACTTGATATGTTATATCGTTGCCTTGTACATCTTTTGTTTTAATATTTGTTTCATTTAAAAAAGTCTGCAAATATTGAGTATAAAGTTTTTTATCATTTAAAGAGAATTGCCCTCCGCTAATAGTTTGGAGCTGGTTTAAATCTCTGCTTGTCAGAGGAAGTAATACACCTTCAAAACTTACATCTTGTGATGTTCCAGGTTCCCATTCTCCTGTATCTCTATTTAACGTAGATTGTCCTTGTATAGTAGCTGTAAATTTTTGCTTCATTTCTGGTAAAAATAAATCATCTTGTAAAACCATTCAATCACCTTCTCTGTTAAAAATATTGAAAAAATTTTTTCTTTGGCCTAGTAATTCATCCTTTAAGAAACTTTGAAACTAATTGTATTTAACATAGTGCCTCTATCAATAAGAGGATGAGAAGAACCTTTCATTTGAATAGTAAAGGGATGATTTTTAGGGTCATAAGTATCTAAAACAGTTTGTTTTGTAATATCAACTAGTTTTTGTCCTAACTCATTGAAAAAAGTATTTAAATCTATTTTAAAAGTAAGAAGTAAATTTAAATTTGTTTCAAGCAGAGTAGATATTTCATCTTCTTTTTCGTTTGCTGTTTTCCTTATAAAACTTCTCTGTGGTATATGTATAGCCGTAGTGCTATCTTTAACATGAAGACCGTTTGCATGTAACCATGCTCTCATCTTAGGAGTTATATTTATATTCATTCCGAATTCATTGACTGTACTGTACATCAATACGTAGGGGTT